TGTTGCAGTATATTCTCTTACTCTTTCAGTAGTAGTGATAGGATCGGAAATTGTAAGCCCATTAATACCAACAATCAATAATTGATTAAAAGTCGCTCTAGGGGCAGACGAAGGGGAAACTTCTACTGATACATCGATTATCGAATCTAAATTTAAAGTTGTCATTTTAACCTCTCTTTATTTTATTCTGTAATATCAGCAATTAAGTTGCCATTGTCATCATATATGCCAACTTCTATGCTGGTTATAGCCGGAACTGAAATACTCTTGACGACCAATTCGTTAAATCTTAAACTCATATCAATTCTCTTCCACCATAAGCCTTGAAAATATTCCGGTACTCTCTTTGGTGAAGGGATATCATGAACAAGATAAATGTGGTTTTGCTGCAATGTTAATTGATTATCGGGATAAAATATATTGTCTCTAATTGTTTGAGCATTATCAAAACTATCCGGCCCATACAAAATTAAATTAACCTGCATTTGTCTTGTATAACTTGTTTCTTTAGTAAATTCATCGGGGGATATTTCCCATGTATCGGTTTCTTCCCTCGCTCTATTGTAAGGAGTATCAACCTCAAAACATTCTATATAAACGACATTATCTGTTATGCTTGCTGCTGGTTGACCTCCTTCTTCCCATGCAATTCTAACATCGTTTGTTTTTACCGGATTGGTAATATCCCAGCTAAGCAACGAAACAATTAATGTCTGTATAAAGTTTTCAAATTCTGTTAATGTTTTATTTATTTCTGCCATTCTACGATCCTGTTATACGTTCTCCAGCCGCCCTGAAATAGCCGTAATCTATATAAGGGGCTATATTGAATAATCTATAATAATCTCCACGCCAGTATATTTTATCGGAGGTTCCTTTTTCTGTTCCATTTCTTGTGACGAATAATTCCTGTAATGTATGGAATACCATTGCGCCTTTTATTTTATCGCCTTCCGGCATTGCTTGTAATTCTTTTTCATTCATTACAGAAATTACACCAGTCATTGCTATTTGCTCTGGGATTGATTCTGTCCATCGGCCATTTATCCAATCCCCTGAAGAGCGATAAACAGTAAATTGTTGTGCAAAATCCGGGTCTGTAATCACTTCTGATACATTGATCATAATTATCCTTTAACTAATAATAAAAGTAGCTTATAAACGATCCTCGTAAGAAATACAGCTATATTTAAGGTATATTTCTACTCTTTATTTACTTCTACGGAATACGTGATAGCATTCCTAAGTTGCGCTGTATCAATTAATACCGAATCTATTCCTTCTTCGCCTGCTTCGTAAGCTTCTATTTTTTTATTTCTTGCTTTCTTTGTTTTATATTTCTTTTTAATCTTTGCTCTAACTGTTGCGGTAGTATTTGGAGGCCAATTATTTCTTGGATCATTAAACCAATCTTTAATAATATTTACACCATCAAGTCCTGCAATATGCAATGCCTTAATTGCTGCTTCTGATTTTCCATCCAATATTAATTGAGCAGCCTTCTTTAAGTTTTCATCTATTCTGTCTTTATTTCCAGAAGCTTCTAATGCCGGTTCAATTAACGGTCTTGGAGGTATATGTTGTATTGGAGAACCTTTTGAGTGTATATATAATAGTTGGGCATTATTTATTGGAGATTTAAAACCGTCTTCATTTGTTCTTTCTGCATTCTCTTCTGGTATTCCAACTAATACATCAAAGCCAGTTAGTTTTTTTATATCTTTGATAATACTTAATGTATTATCAACTTTTGTTTTAAGCTTTACTGTAATCATTTATACTACTGCTCCACCAATCCCTATTTGCCTTGCTAGCCTTAAAAATAATCTTCCATATCTTGTTAGATTATAATCTCCGCCCTTTTCTTCCATGATGGATTGATTGTCTAAGCCTACCGAAACATCACCAACACTTTTATTTGACTTTAATGAGTTTGCTTGCCCTGAATAATTACCTAATGCAATTGCCTCTTGATCATTCTTTGATAATATAAGATTATGAGCGGTAAATAATTCAATCCCATAATCTCTTAAATCGCCCCATCGCGTTGAGTCTAATCTCAAGTCGGCAATGCCAGACCAGAAACTGATCTGGGCGTCGGTAAATATTTCAGGGCTGGTTGAAGCAAACTCTGGGAAGTCAGTTCTAAATTGCAAAATTGTAAATGCCATAATTATTTTCTCTTATTGATTTTAGATTTTACTTCCTTAACTTCCTCAACTTTAGTTTCTACAATAATAGGTTCTTTCTCTTCTAAATAATTTACTTCTATTTTAGGGACGACAAGTTTGTCATCTTGAGGTTTAATTTCTACTACCTTTGGGGTTGAAATTGCTACCTTTGGCCTATTATAAGGAAGTACTTTTTGTTTCTGATTTTCTTCAGTTACAATTATAATTTCACCTGCTTCAATTTTGCCCTGAATAAACCAGTGAGACATTACATCGTCGTCAATTATATGAATCATTCCTTCTCCAGGTTTAAGGACTGTTTTGTCTTTATCCGGTAATTGAATTACACTCGTTACTTTTACTCTTGCCTATTTGTTTTTCTTTCTCACATTTCTGCTCTTCTTTTATTTGATGCTGCAATATTTGCTTTGCCTTCTTGAGACCTTGGCTTTCGCATATTTGCTTTTGCTTCTTCTGTTCTATCTAAAGACATTCTTTGCTTAACTTCTTCCGATACATGAGTCTTATCAGTTTATGTTTTACTTCTTTTTTCGTTACTCTCTTTTGAGTTTGTTCTTCCTGTTGCAGATTTAGAAATTTTCTTCTTTGTCTCTTCTGAAACTTTATGCCCAGTTTGAGACTTAATCATTTTTTGAATTGTTTCTTCCGATCTTTTTATTCCAATAAGAGTTTTACTTCTTTTCTTACAAGTTTCTTTAGATTGTTTCTTTCCTGTATTTGCTATTTTTACTTTATTGGCAATCTCAGGATTTTTCATTGGATTATTATCTTCTGAAAATCTTATAGAGGCTTCTTTCTTCCACTTCTTTGTATGCTTATAGCCAACTACTCCATCCCCACCATCGGCTATATTATAACCCGTTTGGTATTTTGCAGTTAAGAAATTTTATCCAATATTTTTCTTTTTCATTTAATATTTCTTTAGTATCAGCTTCGTCAATAATTAAAATAGTGAATGACTCCAGTCCATACTTGTTTATGGCTTTCTGGACTGGAGTTTTATTGTTTTTAATATGCTCGGCAATTCTTTGACTAAGAACATTTTTTGTTGCCCTATGTAAATCTTACCGTTGATGTTATTAACAATTTTATAAATAATCATTCATTAAATTTCCTTATTTCCTATATGCCATCGCTGTAATAGCAGCATTCTGGATAGACAAATTCACAACATCCAATTCTGCCGAAGTACGTTGTCAAATGATATATGCTGCGGTACTCTAGCGGTGTTCTCTGCAATGGTACCAACGGGAATCTTACACGGTTTTTATCCTGTGTATAAACCACCATTCTGTCAGTTGCAGCAGAAGGAGAACCAGCGGCTGTACCACGACCAGTCAACCATTTCAAGGGCTGAATATCTAATTTCTTTCCATTTACTTTCAAGGAAATACAATTATCTTCCAAGAACTGAAGGATTGAAATATTACCAGCATTAGAAACTTTCTGGCTAACAATATAAGCAAACTGAGCCGGAGGCAATAGAAGCTTAGAAGGGCAAACTACAAAAGCAGCAGCAGACCAGCAAGTCTCGATTAAAGTATTAACGTCTGCTAATATTTCATCTGCTGTTTTGGTTACCCAAGTAGTTTCACCAGCAGCGCCAGTAGCAACAGAAGCAGAAGTAACAGCCGTTGAATTTACCAATCCATATTTACTAAATGAAGTATCTCCAATATAAACCATTTCGTCTACATCCATCTGATACTTAATCTGCATTGCTGCATATTTCTGAGCATCAACGGGACGACCCAACTGCTGTGCAGAAAGCAATTCAGGGATAGTATAAGAAACTTCAGCACCCCAGAGATACAAAGGAGAACTGGTTTTTCCGATATCCAAAGATGGGCCAGTAATAGCATTGCTATCCTTACTTATCCAGTTCTTTCCGGTACCAGTCAAACCACCAGCATTCGCAAAACTTGAATTGGTAAAGCTGGAACTTTCATCTGCAATACTTACGTCTTCCCTTAAATCAATATCACGACCCCATGTCACACTTATCAATGGTTCATGTAGCGTCTGGTCTAATCTTTCAAGCTCTCCAATAAGAAAAGCACCTGTACTATCTAAAGTATATTTATCATATGTCATCATATTATTTATTTTCCTCCAAAATTAATTTATGAATTAAAGATTATAGGCAATTTCACAATTACCATCAGAATCAGCATCGCCCATAAAATAGCAACCGGTAATAGCAGTAGCATTAGAAGCAGAAGCAGAAATCAAACCGGTTGCACTGACAAAATAAACCTGTCCATTTTTAGCAGGCGTACCAGCAGTATTCTTAACCGTCATATATCCTCTGCGCAATACATCGCAGGCTAAAGTAGCAGAA